TTATTTTAAACTTTGTGGTTAGGAATTACTAAATAATTAGTTCTTCTTTGAGCCACCAAAAGTTACACGAGTCTGCCTCTCTTTACTGATTGGCATACTTGGGTGCTGATCTCTCAGAGGATCGTTTGCAATAGCATCTTCTCGATCTTTAGTCCTTTGTGCAAAGTACTCTTCACGAGATTTCGCGATCTCTTCGGGTATCCTAGCCAGCACTAGGCCGCCAACTCCAATGACTCCTGCGTATTTTCCGTCTTTGACTTTTGGGTAATTAGAATCAGGATATTCATCCGCTCTAACTAGTTCCCAACCAGATCTCAATTTGCCGGAAATGTTCTTCGTATCATCGAAGCCCACACTTTCAGCTCTTATCCATCTATGTCTAAATCCGTCTGGCGCAGGTGGTGCATCCAGAGATGATGGTGGAGTCCAAACTTTGGGTCTTTCATTTTTAACCCTAGTTTCGCTCGCACGGGAAGTCTTATTTTCGTTGTTGTCCATATGCCTATACCTCCTTCGTGGTTAATTGTTTCGCATATTCTTCAAGTGGCACACCTAATTTTTTAGCAATTGCTACCTGTGACGGTGTGAGTCTTACAGTTTTGCGACTAGAACTCTTTCCACCTGCTCTGCTAGCCGAAGCTACGGTTTGAGTAGGTTTTGAATTATTTGTCGTTTGTACTGTATTAGTAGCAAATTTATGCGGAAATTCAAGTCTTATTCTTTTATCAATTTCTGCATAATATTCATCACTTTGTGGATCATAACCTTCTTCTTCTACAAGCTTTTTATGCAAATCAAATGCAGTATAAGTCATAGCAGAATCTTGACCAAACCATGTATTCTTTTGAGCCCAAGTTTGAGCTTTTGGATCTGGATTGATTGGTTGTTCCTGTTGAGGTTGTTCCCTTAACTTATCAACATAATCCTGAACGGGTTTAGCATTATCAACTTTAGTTTCTAATGCTTGTTTAGATTTAATTTCAGATAATCTAGCATCTTCATAACCTAATTTAGCTATTTCAGTTTGTGCTGCAATTTCTGCTTTTAAATCACCATCAGTTCTAGCTTGTGCTAATTTAGCGGCTGCTGCTTCCATGGAAGATTTAATTCTATTTTCCATTTCAATAACATAACCTGTATCTAATTTAGTAAGTCGTCCTGCTAAACTTTCTTTTTCATTTTGAATTTTACGTGCATACTCAATGGCAGCTTCACGCTGTCTTTCAGCTTCACGCATTTTCTTAGTTAATTTAGCAATTCTCTTTTTTACGCCTTCACTGTAATCTTCTAATTCTTTCTTCGCTTCTGTATCTGTTCCCTGGTCCTTGTTTTCTGTTTCTTGTTTGCTAGCTTGAACAACAGGCTGCTCATTTGATTGCGCAGATGTGTCATTGGACTTATTACTGTCTTCAACAACCTCATGTGTTACCTCCTCTTGTTTAGATTCCAATTCAACATCGACACCTTCTGTTTCGCCGACATCAATCATTGGATCTTTGTTTTTATCTTCTGGCATAGTTTCCTCCTATGATTATATATGATGCAATACGTCTTCCGGATTTTTAATCGTTCCGAGTACTTCATCATCGTTTAAAAGACGGACTTCACCGCCTTCTATTGGTAGTCTTGAGCCAGCATATCTGGCGAAGATCACCCAATCCTTTTCCTTGCACCAAGGACCTGTTGGATAACGTTCCTTATCGTTATAGGCCAACGGACCAAGTTTTAAGACATATCCACAATTTGTAGATATTCTTAATTTATCCAAAGACTCTTGTGAGAATATAATTCCACCTTTAGTTTTGTCTTTAGGTGTAAATGGTAATACTAAAATCCTCCAACCAGACGGTTGTGGTAAACTGTCAATTAAAGAGTCAGTAATATTTTCTGCTCTTACAGTTTTTTTATCTTCTTCTTTATATTTTTCTTCAAGACCTAATACCGTTTTAGGTACTTCAGTCGAGTTTGATAACGTTTCCTTTTGCATCTGCATTTAGCTCCTTCTTGTTAAGCAGGTTAGAGATTTCCTGTAATAAAAATTCGTATACACGAATTTGGCCTAAGATATACTTGTAGTCTTCCATATTGTCAACGCCTCCTGAAGTAATAATTGTAGTTAAATTCTTCAATTGTTCCCTCATAAAACGCTGTAATTTACTTGCTACATCTATTGTGTCTTCCATGTTCTTTCTCCTATTGGTTATATTAACAGTTCCACTTACGTAGAGACTTATTAATTCTTGAATTCGGATCTCTTGCAGTTTTTGCAGATGTTAATCTTTTCTTCATTCCAGACATTCTGGCACAAAATGACTTTCTTCTTTTAGCAGCTTTAGAACCTGGTTTTAATTTAGATGGCTTTGTAGTTACCGCCATAGATAATTTAGATCCAGGGTTAGCAGCTCTATAAGATGCAATACCTTTTCTATTCAATCCACCTGATTGAGATTTACCTTCTTTTCTTTGCCAAGCTGGTGTTGAACCTCTAGCAAACATCGCGCGACCTTGTCCTCTTAATGCAATATCACCCATATTAATACATTTTAGTTTTTTTAGTTTTAATAGTTCTACCTTGTCCCCTGCCTACTAATCCACCATCTTTATAATGCTCTACTGGGTTATATTCTCGTGTTGAATCTTCTGGAAATAATCTAGCATATTTATCATCGTCCATTTCTTTTTGTCTTACTTTTGCATAATTTTCTTCTGCTTTTTTTTCTTCTTCTCTAAATTTTTTTTGTTTTTCTTCTGCTTCTTTTGCAGCCTTATCTAAATCTTTATAAAATTTTTTATAAACTTCACTTGGCATTATGCTAATCCTCCATTACCCATTTTTTTTCTTGTAAATGTTGGAACGTTTTTAGGTTTAGGTCCTGTATTACTAGCTGCTCTTTTTCTCGCAACAGCAGATCGTCTTTGACCTCCTGACATTGCTCTAGCTTTTGCAAGTGGTACACACTTTGGATAACCTTTTCTTTTTTCTCCTTTAGATCTTCCACATGGAGCAAAAGAACCATCTTTACGTTTAGATCCAATATCTACCCATTTCTCTTGAACCCATTTTCTAAGACCGTTTGCCATATTAATATTTTTTAGTTACTTTTCTTCTATTTTCTAACACCGCCCCGCAACCTTTTGCAACTCCACCTTGTTTGTAATTTGATCTTTCTTTTCTTTGTTGAGATTTATTTTTACCACCTGGAGTTACTTTGCCAGAACAAACTGCAGATGCATACATATTTGCATATGCACTTGGATATACTTTAAATTTTCTTTTAGCAGCAGCTTTTCCTCTTGGACAAAGTTTAGCCATTACTTCCAGCCTCTTTTTGCAATTCTTGGCATTCCTTTCATCAATCCACCTTTTGCTTTTTTAACTCTTCCACCTTTTTTATATTCTTCTTTTTCTCCGTATTCTTCCATTTGATTTAATCCTGATTTTAATTCATCAGACATTCTTTCTGCAGCGCCTAATTCAGTTGGTTCTAAAACTTCCATAGCTACACCAACACCTGGAATTGCTTTTAAACCTTTTTTAGCTACATAAGCAGCTCTTCTAGCAGCTTTTTTAATACCTTCCGCTTTTTCCATATCTGCTGCACTTGTCAATCCTCTTCTCCTAGCCATTTCAATAAACCTTTTTCTTGTTGGATTGTATTTAGATTCATCATACTGACCAACATTACTTCTAGGTTCATCTGAAGTTTTATCTCTAAGAGCTCTAGCTAACTCTTTAAATTTTTCTGTTTTTTCTTCTCCTGTTAAATCTGCTTTAGACAGTTTTGCAAAAGGATTCTTTTCTTTAGGCATAAATTATTTTTTCTTCTTTTTTTTCTTCTTTACCATTTTACCAGATTTGGTTTCTTCATATCCTTCTTCTTCCATGGCATATTCTTTAGCTTCTTCAGCTTTAGATTCCATAGATTCATGAGCTTCAGACATATCTTCAGGATAACTACCTTTTGATAGTTGTACTCTGGCAATACCATTACCCTTCATTTGTTTTCCAAGACCAGCCATTATCTTTTACCCTTCATCATCTTGCCTTTTTTAGCTTTTGACATTCGAGCAGTAATAACATCAGCGTAAGTTGTTTTTCCATCTTTGTTTAAATCTGGAAAACTTTTTTTACTCTTTGCTTTTCCACCCTTCATCATAGTAGCTCTTGGTCTTATTTTATAATCATTTCTCATTTTATCTCCTATCCATTTTCATGGTTGTTGTTTGTCGGTCTGTTAGCCATCGTTCTTGCAACCGACTCTGCTGAACGACCTATCACATAACCTCCGAGTCCAACATTTAATAATGTCCAAACGTCGCCAGGTAATTCAAAGGAGATAACTGCTCCTGTGAATACTTTTATAACTGGTCCTATAACATAATTCCAGACCAATATAAATATTAAAACATACATCAAAAGAGGTCTCCATGAGCTAGCAAACCATCCAGCTTTTGCTTCAGCTTCAATAATTTTAGCTGCAGCTTGTAATTCTTGTGTATTGGATTGTAATAATTGAGTTTGTAATTGAGCTTTTAATTTTTCTTGTAAATCTTTATCAGGAACAGATTTTTCAATTGTACTAAATAGGATCTTTGCAAGAGGTGCAACAGCTCCTAACATTTGAATCATGGTTTAGTACCACTTCGCTGATCTTTTTTTCTCTGGAAGCATTCTTCTTTGTCCACCTACTGGTTCTACTTGTGTTTCTTGTGGATTAGAAACTTCTACATCAATTCCACCTTTTAAAGTTCCATCTGGATTTGTGAATTGTGCAAAATCTACTTGATTTCCATATGTAGATCTTTCTGATGACAAATTATTTGTTACTGAACCACCAATTGCCATTTTTTTTCTAGACATTCCTGCTTCAGACAAAGCAATTGCGATTGCTTGTTTAGGGTTTTTTACTTTTTCTTTTGATTGACCAATGTTAAGTTCACCTTTTTTGAACTGTCTCATTACTTTACCAATCTTTTTTTGTTTTGGATCCATTTTCATAGCTATAATATACTCCTTTTATAATTTTATACAATAATTATTGTATTTTCTTGTTCATATCAGAAAATTGCTGTTTTGCAATTGAAGTTGCAGCCCTTAATTCAGCTAAATCTTCGTTTTGTTGTAGTTTTTCTTGTGTATTCATCTGATTCATCATGGCTCTCATCTTGTCAAGGTTGATTTTCTCTTGTCCTTCTTTAGCTTTTCTAGCATTTTCTTGAGCCTGAAGATCTAATTCACGTGATTTTAATTTAGCAATAGGATCATTATCAAATTGTGATGTAATTCTTTGTTCTTCCTTCATAAATTCATCCATCATTTCAGCAATTAATATTGCTTTTCTAGATTCAATTTGCATTTGCAGTTGTTGAACTTGCATTTGCACTTGTGGATTTTGTGCAGTCATTGGATCTTGAGACAATTGTTGAAGTTGTTGTAGTTGAGTTGTGAATTCTATTTCAACTTGTTCTAAAGCCATCAAAGAAATATGTTCAAAAATATTTTTTTCTAGCGCACCCATGATGACTGGATTATTTCTTGCCATGTTTGTAGACATAAAATTTAAATGTGCAGTGATATGAGCTCTATGATCTTGTCCTCTAAATGCTTGGAAAGGTTGTCCTGATAAAGAATCAATATGTTCTAATGCAGGATCTTTTGGCATTGGTGGTTGAGGTACATTTAAAATTTTATCAATATCTCTTACTCCTAAAGCTTCATACATTTTTCTGTAGGCTTCATATAAATTATGAATTTGTGGATTAGATTGAGCAAGTTGTAATTGAGTTTGTGCTAAACTAATTCTTTGAGTTTGTGAAAATATATTTGGATCTGCAACTGGAACGATATCTACTCTATCATCAAAGTCAGTTTGTTTAATAGTTCTTTGTCCACCTACAACATCATAAGGATATTCTGGAGGTAAGTAGAGTGCAAACACTCTAGATAATAATTTAAATTCTTGTTTCATTGAAGCGTACAATCGTTTGTGAATTGCAGACATTGTTCTGCTGCCTCTTTCCAGCAAAGCCACGGTCGTGCCCACTGCTGCTTGCTGATTCCCATCCCCTATTTGTATGTCAGCGATTGAAGCAAAACGCTGACCTGCTTGAACCACGACCCCCATTAATTGTAATAAAGTTTGTGACGGTTCTTTAAATGGTAAAGGCATAAATGCATCTCTTAAGTTTCCTCCAGGCGCATCTACATCTCTAAACTCTCCAGGCTGAATTGGTTGTGCATCATCTCTGACACGAATACCTCTTTGTTTAAATCCTGATGGTAAATTAGATAATGTTCCAGCATCTAATAATTGTCTTAAAGCTGATGTTGCAGTTCTAGATAATCCACCAATCATATGGATTAATCCAAAACCATAAAATCCTAAACCTGGTAAAAATTTAAAGTGAACAAAATATTGAATTTTTTCCTTTTTAGGATCTCCAATATTATAGTTTCTACGAATAGATAAAATTTCACGAGAGCCTTCTTCTATCGTCACAATATAAGGAAGTTTAATTCCAGTTATTTCCCCGTTGGGATCACGATCTTCAAAGCCCTCGATATCTAAATTTACATGACATTCTATTAAAGTAAATATGTCATTATTTTTTTCTTTTCTAATTCCTTCTAGTTCTCTCTCTTTGGCTTTTAATTGATTATCTACATTATCCATTGCAGGAGATAATTCTATATCTCTATAGAAACCATTGACTTGTTGTTTTCTTAAATCGTTTTCAGTTGTTTTAATAACATGCATTATTGCATCAGCATCATCTAATGATGTTGCAGAATACGGAACAATTAAATCATCGGCAGGTACAAATTTTGAAACTGCTCTTCCAAGTAGAGAATCATAATAAACTTTTTTAAATGTAGATCCTGATAATGGTAAATAAAATAACATTTGATCAAATTCAGGTTCATACTCTTTCATGATATCCATGATTTGATAATTCATAAAATCTTTAACTCTGTTTGCTTGATCTTCTTTTTGTCTATCATTCAAACCTATAACTTGAGTTCGTACAGGTCCATCTGCCGGTAATAATTCTTTGTAAGCTAAAGCTTGAAATTGAGTTACAGCTTCTGCAAGAACTGGATGCGTTGCACCACTAGCTCCTCTAAATGGTTCTGTTCTTCTTTCATATTTAAATCCAAGTAAATCTAAACCATCTGTGTAAGCAGTTTCCCAATCTTGACGTGAAGATCTGTATTCTTCATAGTTTTGAAAAAGTTCTGAACCTAATGGCATTAAAACTTCTTCTGGTAATAGTTCTGCTAAATTTGCAAAATGATCTGGAGTTTGTTCTTGATTAAAAGCTGCTGGTTCAAAATTAATTTCAACACCACCATCTTCTGTAGGTGTAATTTCAGTATCTCCTTGAGAAGGAATCTGTTCTTGAGTTTCGATAGTTTGTTCTATTGAAGCTTCTGGCCCCTCAATCTCAATAGTTTTTCTAACTTCGTTTGGAAGTGCTTTGTCTATAGTTGCCATTTAATTTTCCTGAATTTATTACTATAACCTTTTTATTTGGAACATTCAACCCTTGTGGATTGGGTCCTCTTAAAGGTGGTATTGTTCTTGTTAATTTTTTCATTTAAATAGGAAGACCTAGATTAAGTCTTATTCTCCTTGTAAATTCATCTAAATTTTGTGGAGTTGTTTCATAATATAACTGATATTTCTCTGGAACAAGATTTGATATACCTCCATCTCCACCTGATGGACTTTGTGCTGGTCCACTTTGAACAGATTCTGTTGCTTGTGAAAAATCATTTGGAGCTGTCACTCCTCTTTGTGCATTACTAATTGCATTAGAAATTGCATTCATTGCAATACCTGTTGGTGAAAAAGTTGCATATGCATTAAATGCTGCTCTTGCTAAATTACCTATTGTGCTCATAATACCTGTTTGTGATTGTGCAGCTTGTGCTGCTGCAGCTGTTGCTGCATCTTCTGCATCAGCTTGTGCTTGTGCGGATACATCGTCAGCAGTTACACTTTGTGCTGCTTCTGCTGCTGCATCAGGTCCTATACCGAATCCACCTTCTGCTCCTACCCCTGGCCCTGGTCCTTCTGTTCCACCTTGATCACCTGCATCTCCTGTAGAATCTCCTTCTCCTGATCCTACTCCTGAACTAGATCCATCGTCGGATCCTCCTGGACCACTATCTCCTGATGAATCTCCATCTCCTCCTGAACTTCCACCATCTCCACCACCATCACCTCCGCCGCCATCTTCAAATTTTTTTCTTTTAGTTTTACCTAAAATATTACCTATATCTTCTTTAGAAAGACCCAAGCCTTTTAAATGTTTTAAAAAATCTTTATCTTCGTATTTAACTTTTTTCTCAATCATATTAATAATAACTTCTCTCAGTTTTTGGAAGTTCTTCATCTCTATAGTCTTCTGGGTGAGAAATCAATCCCCCTTGTCTAAATCGCATAACCGCTTGTGTCATAGAATCTACTAAATCATCATGATCTCCATAAGGGAATGCTGCACATTCCTCAATAACCTCTTGTGCAAACTGTTTAGATTTAGGAGCCCATATCATTCCAGATTCAAATAAAGGTGCAACAGCATTCACTCGTGCATGTTTATCATTACCTTTAGATGGTGAAAAATTTATAACGGGTATACCCATATTACGAAGTTCATAAGTTAATGGAAGTCCTGATGCTTTTGCCTCAACAAGAACTGTTTCAGGTTGCCAATACATATATTGTTCGTGGGCCATGCGCCTTAATTCTGGAAACTCTAAACGTTCTTTTCTAGCATCCAGTAAAATTAATTGTGGGCCTGAGTCCTCATTTAAATGAAACACGCCCCAAGTTGTAATTGCAGAATAATCCGCAGTTTCTTTTTTCATGAATGCTGTATCATAAGATTGAATGACATGTTCAAGGGGTGGAATATAATCTTCCGTCCAGTCTCTCCACCACTCACGTTTAATGATTGCTCCTTCTTCTGCAGTTGGATCTTGCATATATTGAGCATTCCATTTTGAAATACCAGCGGATGCTTTAACTGCAAGTAAATCTTCTAACTTCCAATATTCTGGCCAGCAAGGTTTACCACTTGGCATAATGGCTGGAAATTCTACAACTTCCCATTGATCTGCTTTTTCTTCTGCTGCTTGAGCCTTGATGAGTTGTGCTGTTAAATCTTTTGTTGACCATCTAGTCATAACTAAAACAATACGTCCACCTGGCTGCAAACGTTGACGTGGTCCTGAAGTATACCACTCATATGCTTTATCAAAAGCTGTGGCTGAATTTACATCTTGCTCTGAATGTGGATCATCGATGATTAATAAATCAGCACCCCTACCGGTCACCGCACCCTGGACACCGACAGCAAAGTACTCACCACCTTGGTCTGTTTCCCAACGGCCCGCGGCTTTTGAATCTTCTTGTAATCTTGTATTAAATATTTCTCTGTATTCAGATGAATCAATCAAGTTTTTAGTTTTACGACCGAAACGTACTGCGAGCTCTGCAGTGTGGGTTGCTTGAATAATTTTTAATTTAGGATTATTACCAATCATCCAAGCGGGTAAAAAGTAAGAAGCAAATTCTGATTTCGTATGCCTTGGTGGCATATTAATAATTAATCTTTTTAATTCACCAGTTTGTAATCTATTAAACTTATCTGCAATTTCTTTATGATGAAAGCCTTCAATAAAATCTGGCCAAATATATTTTACAAATTCTAAAAAATTATTTTTTATATTATTTTTTCTAGCCTTTTCTATACGATACAAAACATTTAATTTTGTTTCCTTTCTTACTTTAGGGTCAGCTATCTTATTTAAATTTTTTATTTTTTCTATATCAAGCATAATGTTAATTATGGTACCTTAAAAACTTTATACCCCACCCGGGTGTATAAATCCAGCACTAAAGGGTAATGTCTGGGACCCCTTTTTTTGTTTTACCCTCTCCCCCCTCCTTGCTTAAAAGGTATTTGCCAACCCCTTGGGACCTCTTCCTTTCTTCTTCGGGTGGGACCCGCCCACATGTGTTTAGTGCGACAAAGTGTCGCAGCCCCAAGTAATAGTAGTAATATAAATGCAACACACAAACCGAATGCAAATAGTTGTAGCAAGATTTATTTCATTTGATAATCTGTATTTAATTTAACGAAAGGTAATAATATGGAAACAATAAAAGAAGATCTACTAGCAATAAAGAAAGTTCTAGTAGAAGGACACGATGAGATGAGAAATAATAAAAAGAAAAATGTTTCAAGTTTCGGTGTGTCTTATTATTTACTTCAAGTAATAATACATCTTAACAGTGTATTAAATAGACTTGAGGATAAAGAAGTAGCTACTAGACTAACTTATATCAAACAAAGAAACGGACTATAAATGGACTTTGATATAAATTTAACTGAAACTGTTTCCTGTTCCTTGTCTCAAGAAACAGGAACAGCGCTCCAGGAGTGTGAGTTCAAAGCAAACTACATGACTGGCACTGACAACTCACTCGACGATTTAGAAGTAATATCAGAGTAATTTTAACAACAACGCCCGGAACTCCGGGCGTTGTTTATTCTTAACGAAAAGAATTATTTAGCAATTTGTGTAAATGATCTTGGAACACGAACTTCAATTTGTGCTTTATTGAATATGCTTTCCAAGTTTTTCCAAACGTCATCAATAGACAAGCCAGAGTATAACGTATTTCTAGCGTCTTCAATTCCATTTTGAAGATATTTAAAGAACTTGCCCTTTTCAGAGTTTTTATATTTCTCTTCAAGTTCTTGTCTACAAGCTTTTTTTAAATTACTCATAGCTTCGTCTACGTTGTCATGTCTACTAGTTATTGACCAGTCTCTAATATTAGACCACTGATTAATTTTTTCTGACAAAGCAGTTCTTTTTTTAAACGCTATAGATGACAGTTCTTGTTCTTTATTGTCTTTATTACGTTTAAAGTCTTCAAAGTCCTTTTCAGCTTGTTCAGCTTCTTTTAAAAGCTTTTCAAGTTTCAAAGTAGATAAGAACTTTGTAAAGTCCTTTTCTAATTGCTTTTCAACTTCTAGTTCGCACTGTGATCGTATTGCGCTTTGTTTTTCTTGGAACTTGTTATTGATAAGTCGATCTAAATAATCAAGTTCTTGTTTTCTTATTGGTCTCATGTTTTATCCTTTCGTTGTTGTTATGCGATTATTATATCCTACATTGTCCTATGTTGTCAAGCTCTAAAATTAATTATTTTTATTTTTTCCCGGGTGGGACCCGCCCTCAAGTGTTTAGTGTTTTTTGTGGGTGGGACCCGCCCTCAAGTGTTTAGTGTTTTTTGTGGGTGGGACCCGCCCTCAAGTGTTTAGTGGACCTGCGACACTATGTCGCATTGTGTTATGGGATAACATAGGATATAGTTTTAATTGCAGCCAGATGAATGCGTAAGCAAAGAGACAATTGGATCGTTTCTGGTGAGACGGTTGACTACCGTAACAAATGGGGAGACTGACGGTCTGGGTCGTTTGCCACTGTCAGTCTTCTACAACGAAAGGAAAAAAATGGGTAGACACTATGGTGGAGACATCGAAGGTAAATTTTGGTTCGGTGTTCAAGCTAGTGATGATGCTAGTTTTTTTGGTGGTACAATAGAGGAACCATCAGAAATAAATTATCATTTTAATACTAAAAATGACATGAAGAAGGTTGTCAGTGGCCTAGAAGAATGCAGAAAAAAACTTGGAGCAAATAAACAATTGCTTGATGAGTTTTTTAAAGATGAGAATGGCTACAACAATAAAATGCTTGAAGACAAATTCGGATGGACTGAAAAACAGACTAGAGAAAATCTCGAATGGTATGCAAGATTAGATCTTGGTGAAAAGATCTATAATTGTTTAAAAGAAAAAGACGAATGCAGCTTTTCTGCTGAATGCTAATCAAATAAATCTGGGCCCTGAATAAGGGCCCACAACTTCCAATTAAAAATTAAAATAAAAAAGGCACAAGCAGCAAGCAAGCTCTAATTTTTTTCTTTTTTTTACGGGTGGGACCCGCCCACAAGTGTTTAGTGTACCTGCGACAATATGTCGCATTGACATAACTTCAGGTTGCATGTGCCTTGCATCAGGATTCAAGCAGCAGGGCCCAAGATACAAGTTGACAAGATGGGAGATTGTGGGATATAATAGAATCAATTTAACGAAGGAGAAAGAAACATGATAATAGAAAGACAAAGTAATGGGTCGCTTCTAATATCCGATATAGTAGATGGGTATTGGATTAAGCAGGTTTATTACTTCTACTCTAAAAAGGAAGCAATTAAACTTTTTAGAGAATACAGAAAAGAGATGCAGCCAGAAAGAGTAAACAGAAAAATAATATGGAAGGAGAAGATAGCATGAGTCACTTTTACGGAAGAATATCTGAGTCTGCTAGAAAGACTCAGCCTACAGCTAGAGCGCATCACTCACTTAGAGTTGAGGCGCAGAGTTGGCAGGGAAAGATAGTTACCCGTTTAATACGAAATAAGGATGGAGACTATTTTGAGGTATGGAGAGAGCCACACGGCAGCAGCGGGGGTGAATACCTTCTGCTGGTTGAAGGCAGAATCGACCTTAAAGATAAATTTCCAAAGGAAAATGCAGCATGAAAAAATACACTTTGAATCAAATTAAAAAAGCCTGGAGAAAAGCCTACGGCGAAGACATGAAGGCAGAGTATCAAGGTTTCTTCAAGTTACTTAAAAAATCTTCCTAACGTTGTTACAGGGCCCCTATTCTAGGGGCCCTGGATTTCCCTAAAATAAAAACTAAAAATTATAAGGCGCAAGCAGGCGGCGGTTGCAAGCAGCAAGCAGGCACAAGGCGCAAGCAAGCAAGATTTTTTATTTGTGGGTGGGACCCGCCCACAAGTGTTTAGTGTGACATTTTTATCACACTGCGACACTATGTCACATTGACAAATGTTTCCTGAACCTTGGCCCATGATTCGGCGACAGGGGTGCAAGCTTCACGGCCCGCAAGTTTGAGGATATCGGAACCTGTATAAAGTTTTATGGACAAAGGACCGAGGGCCTTTTTTAAGATAAAAGTATTGTGTGGATGCTTCACGTGAAATGCAATTTGATGAGGAGAGAAGCGAATAGAATTACCCTTACTTACTTTCAATTCAACTGTGAAAAACTTTCCATTTTTATTGCAGCACAATAGATCTGGAACACCAGCAGAAGCCCAAGATTCAAGTCTTGTAAAGGAAATTTCTTTAATATTCTTTTTAACTTCAAGCCAAAATTTTGACTCTGGTTTCATATAAAATTTAACGTAATCAAACTACTTGAGATGAACGTATTACTTTAGACATTTTGTGCTTCTGTGGTTCAGTAACTAATACTAATCTATGAGTTTCAAATGGACCAATCAACATATTTTCCATTAATTTTATTTCTGTAATGTCATGTAAATCACCATTAGGCATTTGAACTTGTATCCTTGCATTCTTTGCAACCTCTGACTTTGTAATTAATTTATCTAAAACTGAAGCTAGTGTTTGACCATTTATCATAATTTAGTGGGAGCCCAGTATCCAGAGTGTGGAGAACTCTTTCGTAAGCCAACTCCCTTGACAACCTATAAACTAAATGTTACGTCAAGTCAAGTATTACTATGGGATTACCAAAAAAATTGACAGAAATGCAAATGAAGTTTGCATATGAACTAGTCACAAATGAAGGAAGAAAGACTGGAACTGAATGCGCTATTGAGGCTGGCTATTCAAAAGATAGAGCTGTTATTACTGCATCAGAACTACAGAATCCAAAAAAATATCCTTTAGTTGTTCAATACATTGGACAGTTAAGATCTGAATATCAAAAGAAGTATGATGTTACTTTTGAAAGACATATTTCAGAACTTGCCAAGTTGAGAGACAATGCAAGAGAGTCAAAAGCCTGGAGTGCTGCAGTCAATGCAGAAGTAGCTAGAGGTAAAGCAGCTGGACTTTACGTAGAACAAAAAATTATTAGGACCGGTAAGTTGGAAGATTTATCTGAAGAAGAATTAGATAAAAGATTAGCAGAAGTATTAGATCAATATGCACCAATACTTGAAGGAGTTGAAGTTGATGATATCAAAGCTGACGTAAAACAAAAGCAATTAGATATTCGTATGGGTAAACCTCAACAACCTTCAAATAAAGAAAAGATTCTAGTTAACTATTCAGAATCTTCGTCTTCGTCTTCATCAGACCAATCAGAGTCAGAATCACAATCGTGATTTTCTAACTCATCCGCCTTGTCTCTTATTGAATCAATATCCTCTTGAATTCTATCTAGGATATCTTGGATACTTTCATTTTTAGGTTTTTTAGCCATTGATTTTCTCCATTGTTTTGATGTTATTTGCGGGAATTACAGTACGATCTCCATATGTAATTTCGCCCAAGCTGTCTATCTCATAGCTTGAGAAGATCCAAACATAATCTTTATTCTTTTTGTAAATAAAACCAATTGAAATACAATGACTTACATCCATTCTGTCAAATTCTAGATTTGTGGCCCATCCAGAATCACTACATATATCTTCCCAACTAATTTTATACAGTTCATATGGGAATTTCTTCATAAGAACTTTTTTATACCCTAATTAAATTCTATTCAAACCAAAAAAGGTAAGACCAGACAGCTAGAGAGGTCAAATTGTAGGTTTTTTGTAGGAAAAATGACCCTTGATTTTACTAGCTTATTTGCAAAAAAGCTACAATGACCTACAATTGTAGCCTTTTTTTTCGTCATTTTATTCATATAAATCAATGACTTAGTCAGATTGTAGTGCTTTTGGGCACTTTTTTTCCTAAAAATTTTTTTCAAAAAAAAATAATTTTACCCTCCAAAAAGTCCTTACAAAAGCTACAATGGAATAAGTTATTGATTTATATACCTTTTCTTATATTTCCCTGTTCCTTGGGTCTTGGTTCCTGATTGTTGCAAATGGGTAGTGGCCCGACCCCGAGTCTCCCCGGGTAGACGTTCCTGCAAGGGTGTGTATGATATCGGGCCGTATGTTTACTGTAGATTAGCTATGCCTTCATCGATCCACTCTTCAAGCTGCTCTGCATGAAACAAAATGTCTCCTGGTTCACCCACATCAGCTTTCTTTTTAGCTTCTTCGATAAAGATTTCTTTCATTTCTCTTCCAGATAATAAAGCATCATAATCATTATAAGCTTTCGTATAAACTCCAGCTTTCCAATCATCAATCATCTTTTCAGACAGTTGTTCTAGTGTCATCGTTTCCATCCATTTTTTGTAGCCAAATCATCAATAAATGTTTTAGCTTTTTGTTTAGTTTTAAATACTTCAGATGCCCAAGTTATGGGCATAAGACCCGTAGGAGTGCCGTCGCCTACATAAGCATAAGTTCTCCAACCATCCCAAGATTTTTTAATACCATAATCTTTACAGTTTAAAACATTCATCGTTTCCACTCCTTGTTAGTTAGTTCTCTGCTCTTTCTATATTTATCATCAAACTTTTGTCTGTCTTTCATATCCTTATAAACACAATACCATATAAATAATACTGCGACAAGTAAACTGAATGCAGCGCCAGATAATATAAAGTTATAAAACTCAACAAAAAATTCAATCATACATGTCTCCCAAATTTTTTATTAAATGGAATTATCGTGTCTTTAAACTCTGGTTCAAAGTAATCACATTTAATATCATCATCAGTATCTTTAATGATTGTACCTTTATACTCAATGTCAGTGTCTCCTGGTTCAGCATCAACATAAGTTGTTTCACAGAACTGAAAGTCTTCATTAGTTATAAGTTTATCTATTCTGTCAAAGTTAATTCCACCTTTATCTAGACTAATATCAAAAGCTTCATCTTTGTCATTTGCTTTTACATATTGTTCAATAGTTAAGTGATAAGTTTTAGTTACTCTATAAACTTTTTTACCAACATCATCAGACCATAAACTAAACGGTAGCTTCATTAATCATCTCCTGGTTAATACTTTCTTTTAATGCTTCTTCATCATTAGCATACACTTTACACTCATCACATCTTTCAACATGAGGTTCCAAATAAGGATCTCCAACAGATACACCTATTGAAATAACATCCTCAAGATAACCTTTACCTTCACAGTTCATACACATCATATTATTCTCCTTTGTTTCTTTCATGGCCCAATTATATATTATCCTATAATATATGTCAATACATTAAATTAACCGCTATTTTCCTTGTTTTTTTGAGCATAGTATTGATCTACTCTTCTTAAAAATTCATACTTCGCTTGTTTAAATTCTTCACCATCAAAAATAAATTCTTGATACAAATTATCTTTTGTACAAATTAAATTAACACCTTTCATAATATTAGTTCCGTAAACTTCATTGTGTGCTAATGCATAACCAGCTAACTGCAACTTGTAATCCTCAATCCATTCTCTTCTTTTTGGTTTATTGCTTTGTTTGAAATCAACTATGGACTCTTCATTATCATAAATTCCAACCACATCCGTTGCGCCTGCGTAAAGTTCCGGATAATATAAAGTTACTTCCAAACCCCAAAATTCTGCAAGTCTATTCTTTAAACCTTTATTGATAATCTCATCGGCCATGGTCCGTGATGCTTGCCCCTCGGTCGTTAGATCCAAGTATCCTTCACCCAATAAAAACTTCTCCAGGTGTGTATGCATCGCAGTGCCTCTGCTTGCTGCATCATTTTTAACTTTATCTGCTTCAACACTTCCAACTTTAGTTTTCCATGCTGCAAGGGCTAATCTTTTTTCTTCAGGTTGCGTAGCCTGGAGTATCGTTGTCACCGATGGAAGCTTCGTTGCATTGACATCATAATGTCTTTCATCTTTAACCAAAGATCTGCTGCTTGTCGGATATATAAATTTTTTATTTAGTTTCATTCCATTACCGGTTTTTCTTTTGTTGATTCATTATATAAAAATTTTACTATTTCTTTACTAATAGTAACTGTTGGATCAAATGATACATCCTTTGAACAGTTTAGTAAAAGTAAAAATAGTATTAAATGTTTCATGAATATTCTTTTACATTCGGATCTAAAAAGTCAATGGCTCTTTGTGTTTTAATTTTTAATTCTTTCAAAGCCCAATATTTTTTAATTAAATTTTTTTTAAAACGATAAGCATAATAAAAATCAATTAAATAAGTTATTCGTATTAATACATACATATACTTTTCCCAAAAATCACCATGTCTAAATCTTCTATTGTATTGAACCGCTTCTCTTATTTTTTCTTTTGTATATATCATTTCTTCATTTATCTTTTCCATTAAATGTAATTTATTTCTAAGATAATTTACTTCCATTTTTCTTAACTCTATTTCTAATTGTCTTTTTTCTTCTATGTGCATATGGTTTCCTTTCTGTTGTTCCTTACCATTTTTCGATAAGCTCTGTCATATTTTAATTTGCGTTCTGAATTTTTACTTCTATCATATTTTCTATCTCTAACTAATTTATCATCATAAAACTCAGGAGCATATAATTTGGTCCATGTATTTAAATTTCTTCTCCAAACTGCCATTGCTTCTAATTGTTTTTTATGTCTACAAATAACAACTGATTTAAACCATTGATGAAAAGGTAATTTTGCTCCATTCTTGTTGCTGTAAAAAGAATTATTATTGGTCTTGTGATTTACAATGCCAACTTTATTTGTTCTTTCAGCTGAAATTATATCACCTTCAATAATAGATATGTCTTCAGCTTCCCAGGCTCTAAATGCTTTATAATAATCTCGTCCGTGAATTTTATATGGATAAAATAAATCTTGAGGAACCACCTTTCCTTTACTATTTAATATAATCATTCTAGATTTTTCCGTAACCCGTGATGATTGATTTTCTTCCGGAAGATACTTTCTTACTAATTTTGTTTCTTCATGTAATCTTACACTGTCATAACTAAATCGTTTAAATCCTCTCATGATACGAATGTAGTTAAATTTATTTCCTATTCCTTTTGACAGACGTTTACTCTTTCCTTTTTTACCTGCATAATAGTGTTCATGTATTCTAGCTAATGAATTAATGGTTTCACCAATATAAATTAATATTCTTTTTCTAAGTTCAAATGGATCATAACCTTCATCAATAACAAAGTTTCCATCTCTATCTTCAACATATTGACCATTGACTCTTTTATATCTTGGAGTATCATCATTGACCTTAATTAAGAAATAAATAATAGGTCTTTCATCAGTTAAATCAAAATTTAAATTAGTTATTTTTTGAAATTTATTTAAGTTTATTATCATTAGTGTAAAGTTTTTATTACAAAAGGTTTAATGGTCCTTGAAGTTTTAATAACGGTATTCATCATCTCTCTGTATTCTTTGTCAGTTAAAGTTGATTTATATAATCGTAAAGCCTGCGCAATCATCGTCGATGCTATCAACTGCGAGTCTTCGTACTGAACTAATTTTTTAATTAAGAATTCTAAAAAATCATCGTAGATTTTTTTCAAATCCTGGTCTTTCTTCGTCATAAGATTTTTTAGTTAAATGGCATTCAATACTAATTAAATCTTCTGCTGCATCTAATATACGTATTTCATATCCATATTTTTTTGGTTCAACCCAATATTTAATAACACTATGAATTATTATTTTTGAGTATTTATTTTTTTTCACCAGTCCCTCTTTTCTAGAGCTCTTGCCTGGTATTCTTCTCGTAGAAATGCCATATCTTTTTTAAGCATTTCTATTTCCATTTTTAATCTATAATTTTCTCTTTCAAGTTTACTTATGATAACCTCTAGATCATTAGGTCCTTTATCTTGCATCTGGTTCATATAGTTCTCCTGTATTGTAAATAGTTGGATCTTGTCCTAACTCTTTGTTGATTTGTTCTATTTCATTAAAACATTTTGGTACAAGTTCTTCATTGAACTCCACTCTTTTTTTACAAAATTTTAATAACTCAAAATATGCAAAAACAGGACCAAATTTTTCACTGGTACCTACTCCATGGTTTACTAATTGTTTAATGAATCTATTAACAGAAAGCATTCCAAGTGCGCTTCTGTATAATTTATTTCTTCTCTTTTTGCTCATTTGTATACGATGATGGTTACGATCATTATCAACCAAATAATAACAAGTATTAATACCCAAAAACTAGGTTCGTGATTTTTTAGATCCATTTTTCTTTCTCTCTTTTCCAAAGCAATCCCACTTCTTGTGATATGCTTTTAACAATTTAGCTATAGCTTTTTTATATCCAGATATAGTCATTGTAATATCCTTTCATAGTTCATTAGTCTTTCAATATCTTTATCTTTTATTTCCCCTTGGTTATTGCAATACTTGCAATCTTTATAATCAGGTTTATTATCTCCCTGATAATAAACAGTTATATAACCATTACCTTTACACTCTGGACATATTACTTTCATGTTTAGTTTTCCTTTCATGGTTCCAAACGATACCTAATCGTTTTAAGTTTTTTAAGTTTATAAGTTTTTTTGATTTGCTGATTACATAGTCTGGATCAAACCCTGCATGAGTACATACATCAACAAGATCTTTTGTTTTATGAGTTAACCAAAACTCTGCTGCTTTCTTATCATCACTATTTGTGAGTTTGTTATTAAAATTAGAAAGAGCATCATACAACATTTGAGCAAGAACTGCTTTCCACAATCTTTGTTCTGGAGTTGTTTTTCTGTCCTCAACTGAAACATTTAAATTACTTTGAAGCACTTTTACCATGTAAATTCTTCTCTTTCTCATTAATTAAAATGTCTACGGTTTTAGATTTACTCATAATTGTGTTTGGCACAATTAATTTTCGTATCTTATCTAACTTGGCATAAGCCTCTTTAGATAAGGTTACATTTTTATATTTACTTATATCAGTCATTTATAACCTTTCTTTATTTGTTTTGTAGGATTATAGTTTAATTTATAGTATAAGTCAAATACTATTTTCGACCTTGTCCATTATACACTTTTCGCGTGTTTTTTTTATTGGGTTTTTTTGAATGTCTTCCAGGCCTTTTCTTTTTGGTCCTTTTAAAAAATAAACCAGTTCCGTATGGATTACTTTTCTTTGCCATATACTATTTTGCGTGCCTTTTTATTATTCATAGGTAGATATTTAATTACACCATTTACGTGTTGTACTAATTCATCTCCACAATTTGTACACTTATAAACATTATCTAGAATAGAAACCAATGCAGCTAATTCTTTACAGCCTGGACAAATACCATGAACTATTAATGAATCAATTGTTAAATTTTTCATATCATTGATGAATATACAACTTTACCATTCTCTTTACTAGCTTTTAAATATTGTTTTCTATTTGGTTTATCAATAGTATAACTGCAGTGTATCCATCCAGAGTTAGGGTCATTGGGTGTCCAAAACTCTAATATACATTGATCGTAATCAAGATTTTTTACGATCCAATCACTTACTTCCTTATTATGTATGCCAAACAGTTCAAAATCTGCTGCTTCACCACGGGTGTGTTGGCTGCTTGAAGATGAACCAATAGCTTCACATAAGGCTGCAGATCTATAACCTGAAGAAATAGATACTGGAATTTTAAAATGATTTCTGATTGGTTGTAATATATTTTTACAAAGTAATATTAAATTAGTAATGTGTTCGTCACTAGGTTCATTTGAAATACCAAGTCTAATTGCTTCTTGAGACTTTGTTAATTCATCCAATGTAAAATTTTCACTTAACTTCATTTCTTAATTTAACTATAACCTCAATAACATGTTTTTCATATTCTTTGTTTGTAGAAAAATTATCTAAAGCTTTTGCCATTGCAATAGGATTTTTATTACCTGTTATTTCTCTAATTTTTCTAAACTCTGCATACACTCTTTTTGTATTTAGAATTTCTATATAATATCTAACAGATTCGCACTTGTTTTTAAAGACTCTTACACGCCAATCTATTGTATCTGGTTGTTTATGTGGTAACATACCCTCTTTTGACCATACACGTATACCAAACAGGTTATGACCTTCTCGTGCAAACCGAGATGTTCCATAGTTAGATTCAACAATAGCCTGCGCTATTATTAGTTCTGTGTTAACTCTTTGACGTCTTGGAATGTTGAAATTTAGATAATTGATACAGTTATTAAGGGAGGAGATGAATTCTTTGTTGTTTGAGTACTCAAACCTTGGGACACCAAACCCAAGTTTTATGGCCCAGTTAACCGTTTCGGTCTGGACCTTCCTCTTGGCGGCGGGGTTGGGAAAGAATGTACCTAATACAAATGCTATTAGAGCTACTATCAAATACTTTATTAGAGTAATCTTTGTTATCATAACATTTACAGTGATTTAAGAGGCAGCATCCAACTGCGAGGTTGTTAATACAATTAGTCTTGTTTAACTTCTTTAATTCGTTTGACGCCATGTTTATCAGTTTCTATAATGGCTTTTACTTCTTTACAGCTCCAGTTTACATTAGTGCCTGGGTCTCGTTCTACTTTTCTTTTTTGTTCCAAACATTCTGCAAGATTATTTTTTGGAGAATATCCTTCTAATTTATCTCCCATATACATCAATAATGCAAATACTATTTCAATCATTACTTACCTCGTAATGAATCTAATTCTTTTTCTAATTTATCTACTTTCTTTTCTAATTGAGCTATTAATACTTTAGTGTGAACGTTTTCTTCTAATTGTTTAGAGTGTTTGTCTAATGCTTTAGCTTGATATTCAATTAACATATACATCTCTTGATTTTTTGGAGTTTGTTCTGCCTTCTTTAAAAGGTCTTGTGCCATTAATTTTTCATTAGTTTCAAGTCTATTAAGCCTTTCAACAATACCAAAATAAGTCCACACTGCTACAACAATAGCAGATACAATAGCAACTATATTTTTAATAGGTAGTGCTACACTTGTTTGATCACTTAATTTAAATTCACTGCTCATTTATCCTCCACTTGATAGAACATATCATCCGTATCATCTGTTTTCCAGTCTTTATTTTCTACGTTCCACTCTGTAGTTTGTACTTTATAATCCGGCCAATGTGTTGAAGTTGTAAAGCTAGGAATACTCCACAAAATACGATTATTAGGCTGAGCTGCAAAATTGCCGTTATCAAGAGCCAATACATGAGCACACTTATGCTGATCGGGAATTTCAGAATGTTCAGTATCGATGATATTAGGTTCCGGATGAGCCCAATCAATTGTGAATAAATATTCTCCATAAATAAATTTTTTATCTTTGTTTAAATATTTACAACGTTGTCCTATTAAAAAATCAAAAGTAGTAATAGCAGGATAATAACTAAATGAATTCCACAACTCAAGATCGTCGAGAGTTTGATGTTCCATTTGTGATTGATGCATAGTACCGCTGCTTCTTCTTTGAATAAAAGCAGAGATAGGAAGCCTCCAGTATATTGCACCATTCGTAAGTAAAGCATGAAATAAGATTGCACGCCCTGGAATACTTGCAATAGCAAAGACCACACAATCTTCAGTTTCGCCTTGATGTTTTCGTAAGTCATATAAATACTCCCTTCGTATTTTACAATAAATCGGTGGTATATTTGCATTTAAATATGCCATAATCAATCATAAATATCTCCCCATGTTTCACCGCTTTCATAATCTACCTTGTTGGGGATTTCCAAAGGTACGGCGTTTTCCATTATTTCAATAATCTTTTTAGCTTGATTATCATCTACAACAGAAATATCTAGTTCATCATGTATTTGAATATGTGGAATAATTCCTTCTTTATATAAATCTAACATTGCTTTTTTTGTCATATCAGCAGCAGATCCTTGTATTAATTTGTTTAATGCTTTGTATGTAAAACATCTTTTAATCTTAGGTTCATCTTCAAGTTGTTTCATCTTTTTTTCATTATTTATTACATCAGGATATTTTAAAATATAATTATCTTTAAATTTTTTAATAGCTTCATCTCTTGTCATAGGAGTTGACATGGTTCCCATTCTAAATTCATCTATTTCCCATTTATCAAATCTACATCTTCTTCCTAAAATTGTTTTAATATATCCATTTTGATTTGCTAATCTTGAAGTATGATTCATAAGTTCTTTTACAAATGGAACGTTATCGTGATATTGATTAAATAAATTTTCTGCCTCTGCTTTTGTAGATAATCCAAGTTCAGCTTGTAATTTTGCTTTACCCATTCCATAAAATAATCCAAGATTAATTGTTTTAGCTTGGCTTCTAGATATACCAGCCATATCGGCAACAGTTTGATGGAAGTCTACGTTGTTGTTATTAAATTTATCTACAATGTTTGCAACAGCTTCATCATCACAAATAGGAGCTTCTGTGGCTGCATAATGTACAACAAGTCTTGGTTCTTGCTGTGAATAGTCAAAACATCCCCACTTATGACCTTCTTCTGGTATAAATAATGATCTTATCATAGGTCCTAAATCTTTATTTCTTGCAGGTATTTGTTGTAAATTTGGATTAGAATAACTAAATCTCCCTGTAACAGTTCCACCTACGTCAGATCTAATTGGATTGATATCAGCATGAATACGTCCATTATGATTAAATCTTAATATAGTATCAATAAAAGTTGTATGAGCCTTATTGATTTCTCTTGCTTTAGCAATCATTTGTACTATTGGATGTTTATGTTCTTGTAAAAAATTTTTCGTAAAGGATGGTGCTAATGATTTTTCGGTTCTTTCATAAGGTAAACGAAGTTCTTCAAAAACTTTTGCAATGGACCTTGCAGCCCAAATCTGGGGCTCTATCCCTGTTTTTTGTTTTACTTTTAATAGTAAGTCTTTTTCTTGTAATGTTAGCTTTTGTTTCAGGAGTTTTGCTTTTTCTACATCGACTCGGACTCCTTTAAATTTCATATCAATTAAACATGGAAACAAGTCTGTTTCTAATTTAAATATATTTTTTAATTTTTGTGATTCTATTTCTTTACTTAATACTTTAAATAATTCTAATGTAAGTTCAGCATCTTTTTCTGCATAAGAACCTACGTACATTGCTGGTAATTTATACATTTCAGATTTAGGATCTATACCCCAGGACTGTGCCGCTTCATTTAATGCTGCTTCATTTTTTGTTTTACCTAAATAATCAAATGAAACACTATTTAACGAATACCATAACCTATTCTCATCAATCAAAGATGTCATAACCATAGTATCTATAATTTCTCCTTTAATTTGGATGCCCGCTGCTCGAAGCCAGCACACATCATACATTGCATTGTGAAATAATTTTGTATTAGGTGCAGCACAAACTTCTTTAATCCAATTTAAAACTTTATCTTTTTCTAAATTACCGCCACCTTCATGAGCAATTGGATAATATCCAGACCATCCATCAACAGCTACAGCAATTCCTACAATGTTACCTTTACCTCGTATAGCTCCTGATCCCATTGATTTAAGTTCTGGATCTTTAGTTTCCAAATCAATAGCAACATGACTGTAACCTTTTAGGTTTGGAAAATTTTCTGGACAAATCCATTCTTTCTGAGCTTCAAACATTTATATTAATACCATAATTAAAAAACAATATATGCATAAGACTGTAAATAATCCTAAATCAAATACTAACATTCTTCTTCCTCTCATTGATCATAGTCTCTTTCTATGATCATCTGTATGTAATGGATTGCTTTTAACAAATCCTGTTTCTTTCCTTTATCCTGGTGCCTGCAAATATATTTAATTGCATTACCTTCTGCAAATAGTATCTTATTCTCATTTATAAATCTAGAAGGCTGTATTTTATATTTTTTATAATGTGAACCTCCTATTTGTTTAAAGAACGCATTATTAGTCATATTGGGTCTCCTACGTTGTAAACATATTCTTCAGTTGGTTGCATGATATATAAGTTCTCCTTTGTTCTGGTTACACCTACAAAAAACAATCTGTGTTCTGGGTTCGGATTTTTTCTTGCTGATTCATAAATGACCCTTTCAAGATCAGTAAATAAAACAACATTGTCGCATTCTTCTCCTTTTACACCATGTATTGTAGATACCTTAATTCTTGGCGGATTAAATAAATCATCACCATTTGCTAATAATGATTTAATATATAATTTACTTTCTTCCGGAATATTTAATTTTTCCCAACTCCCGTATATTTCTAATCCATGATCCATTCTAAGATCATCTAAATCTACATAATCAACATTTTCTAATGATTTACCTTCTGAAAAACCTCTTCTTACATGTTTAAGTTTATAACTTAAATATTCATAAATTAATTTTGCATCTTCACCACTAACAGTTGCTCCTTCATTTAATCTAATCCATATTCTATAAACTTTTAATAGTAAATTCGGTAATAACTCATTGATTTTACTATCAAATCTTAGGTTTAAAGAAGTTAAATGATTTCTTATTGGAACTAACATTGGATTAGTTCTAGCCAATATCATCCAATTTCCAGAACTAAAATCTATATTATCTATGTATTGATTATAGAATACTTTACCCTCAGCATCTCTTGGTTTCCAATCTTTAATCATTCTGTTATCAATATTTTCTAAAATACTTATTGCTACTTTATGAACTGATCTTGGGACTCTTCTTGATTCTATTCTTGGATCTTTTTTGCCTTGTAAATTTATAAATATATTTTCATCAGCACCTTGAAACGTATAGATTGTCTGATCGTCATCCCCTGCAATGTAAGATCTTTTACATTTTGATTCAATGTAAAAAAACATATCCCATTGCAGAGGATTTAGATCCTGCGCTTCATCAAGAAAGACAACATCGAGTGGAGGACATTTATCTTTCTCAACAAACTGTTTAATCATATCGGAATATTCAATCATTCCTGTTTGTTTTTTATATGATTCTAAATCGGCATTAATCTGTTCTGTTAACCATACATCAACAAAATGTTGTAAATCTAATTCTATTGCAGCATCAACAATTGGAATCTTTTTTGCTTTAGAATATTCTATGATTTTCATGTGATTGTTTTTATATTGTGGAATTCCAGAATCGTTAATGTAGGATTCAAAAGACATATCTTTACATATTTGTGAAAAATTTTTAAATGAATTCCATTTTTTACCTTTTAATAATCTAGTACTAGTATCTATGTTTAATTCCCTAGTTCCTAAAGAATGCATAGTACATATGTATGGAAATTCTTTTACTTGAGGAAATGTAAAAAATATTCTTTTTTTAGCTTCGTTTGTTGCCGCGTTACTAAATGTTAAATAAGCTATTTTATCTGCAGAAGTTTTATATTCTTCAAGTTCTTTTTTTAAATAATTATTTATTAAATGATAGGTTTTCCCTGTTCCAGGAGGTCCTGGAATAATTATTCTATTCATACTAAACTAGATTCTTTCATTTTAGTTTGTCTTATATTTGGTTTATCTAATTTAATAGTTTCCATTTTCATAACTCTTAAAGATTTCTTTTCCATTTTAATTACGTCTTCCTTTGCACCAAACAATTCACTTAATAGTCTTAATGTTTTTTGTTTTTGCAATACCCAAGATTTAGATCTTTGTAAGTATTTCCAAAAATCTAAAAATTTAAAATAACTAATTCCTTCTTCAGTAAATGGTAAACCTCTCATTACATCAGTTAATTTTTTACCAGGCGCTTTATTTATAAAATCTGCTAACAAATCTTTTATTTGTACATCTACTTTAGCCGAATCAGGAGCATCTAATACTTGAAGTTTTTCAAATAGTTTAACTAATTGTTTTCTCCATATAATCTTACCCACTGGAAGCATAGGTTTTGATATTTGATTCATACATGCTACTGAAAATTTTTCAGGGTCATGTAATGTAACATCATCTACTTCAACGCTATCACCATCTATATTAACAAAATATAATGGTGGATCTGATGGATATTTACTTATTCCTGTTATTTCTGGTGGTGGAACATCATCACCTACTCCGAATTCTCTTTTAGAACAAACTTTTGAATTACAAAAACTAACAATTGGTTCTAATTTACATTTGTAACGATATTCTTTTTTACCTACAGATTCTATGGAGCTTGTTATTTCTCCATGTTGAAGAGGAGGTTTCATGTATTGTTCATTATAAACATACATTTTTGTTTGCCACTCATTTGGAAATCTTTTCTTTAAATAAACTCCAATGTTATACATCATATCATTTCTTCCACCTTCTGGCATTCCATCTTTTAATATTGTTTGTAAACAAGGAGGTGCACCCTTTAGTAAGTCGTCTGTGTTATCTGATTCATTAATTTTTAAATTAAATAATTCTTTTTCATCTAAAGCATATTGATCATATATTTTAAAAAAGTTTTCTATTTTTAATGGTTCACCATTATCATCAAATGCAAATCTAACTGACTTATTATTTCCATGATAAGGAACATTTAAAAAACTTCCCGTATCCCCTCTCTCAGCTCTAATGTAATCTTGTTTAGGAAATATTTCTGCTTTTGCATATCCTAATATACCTGCAATCTTTTTTAATCTTTCCCTCATTAAACTTGCCGCTACAAATTCTTTTGTAAATAAAAATACATGAGCACCACCAGATTTAGATCTAAATAAAATCATTGGTATGTTTTTGTCTCTAATTTTTTTAATGAAAGCTTTGTGATCAAATGGATAAGTATCAATATCGATACATCCCCACTTACATTTATTATCTTCTCTTATTGGAACTATTCCTAACGCTGGTTCATCACCATTTAAATGAGCTTGCCATAATAAATCTGTTACTGGTTTTTTTATTGTAAATGACTTAGCTTCATGTTTACCGTTTTCAGAAAATTCTTCTGTAATTTTAGTTTGGCCATAAGCTGTTTGTAGGCCAGCAAATATCTCTTTGAATCTTTCTAACATATTCCACTCTCAATGTATTGGGGTGATATTTCTATCACCCCATTTAGTATTACTTATTATTTGCTAAACTTTGATAGAACTGTTTTGCTCTTTCATAGATAGCTGCATCA